AATTTATTTCTCATAGTAATTTTTAAGCTAGTAAACCTGAGTCATCTATGACAACATCACTTGATTTATTTTTTGATTGACAATATTCTTCAATAAAAGTCATGTTTATAATAATTTTGTCAATTAATTTTTCTGGATCGTTAATAAGAGATCGATAATTATTAAGATCTTTTTTAGATTCTGCTAATTTTTTAGCCAATTCAGGTTTTAATTGATTATTTTCACAAATTGAATCTGTACTCATATTATTTAATTCGGTTATACTTTTTTCTATTTGATTTTTAACTATTTGATTAGTATTAGACTCTTTTAATTTATTAAGGAATACTAAAACTTCTTGTTTTTTTGCCTCTACATCTGGATTCGTAACTAAATCAGAATTTTCTGAATTATCATTTTGTTCAAAACGATATTTTGTATATGTTTCTATAGCAGTTTTTGTTTTATCACCAGCAACTCCATCAACACCATCTTTGTTAGGCCCTGAAGTTCCAAGATAGGCACTAAAACATTCTTTTAGTCTTTGTTGGATTATCATTATTTGACTTTTTGTTTGTTCACTTATGATAGCTTTATTAATAATAATATTTTGAAGTCTATTATATTGTTTTTCATTTAATATTAATTTTTTCATATCTTATTTTTATTTATAAATATACCAAAAAACAAAAAGGTGAAAATAAATTCCCACCTTTCAAGAGATCGACATTGAAATGCCATTTAACTCCACCACTTTGTTTTGATAGAACAAAGAAACTATATTTTAATCATCCAAACTTTTATTACATTTTGTCCTGTAAAATAATTATTAAATTGACAATTTATAATTTCACCTTGTGTTATATTGTAGTTATAAATACCACCACTTATATGTCCCCAAGGTGTGTTATTTAATGTCAAGGTATAGTTTAAATTATTTGGATAAAAATTATAAGTTGACTGAACACCATTAAAACTATAAGTGTTATAGGTTAAAAAAACAAGAGTGTCCAACCTTAGTTCCTCATTAAAATTTGTGTTTAAAACTTTAGTGATTACCCAAGTAGTATTTTTTAAAGTTATTGTTGTGTCAACAAAAGTTGTGTCGGTAATAATTGGTTGCGGATCTAAAGGTTGTTGTGGTTTCACCTCAACTTTTTTACAAGAAAATAAAACAAACCCTATAATAAATAAAATAAGTTTTTTCATGTTATACCAAAGTTTCTAATTTATTTCTCACTTGTTCTCCAATAGTTATAGGTGTCAGGTTTGTTAAAACAATTGACTCTTTTAAAATTTTATGTGGAATATGAACCAAAAACAAATTACCATCATAAAATGAAAGATCTTCTTTAAGATTTAAAGCACCATCAACCATTTTCAAAAATATTTTAAATTGAATTGGATCAACAAAAGATTCAGATAGAATTGTACCGAAATTTTCATTGATAATATTAATCTTGTGGTTTACTGGAGTTTTTATCATGTCTTTATTATTTCTACAAATGTAATAAAACTTTTGGTTCTAAAAAAATTATTTTAAAACTTTTTTAATAATATCATAAAGTTGTTTAACTTCTTTTTGTTTTGGTATGTCATCTAATTTAAAATACTTACAAGATGTATGTTCATGACCATGAGTTGCTTTATTTAAATCAGGATCTTTTTTGTCTTTAGTATTTTGTAAAAATACAAACATAATTCCTCTTTTGGTTCCGTCATCATTAAAGTTATCTATAATTCCAACAAGATCTAAGTCTATATTAATTTCAATATCAGTTTCTTCGTGAAATTCTCTGATAGCAGCTTGACCTGACGATTCACCATTTTCAATACCACCACCAGGTATTGACCAAATGTTTGGTAATGTTTCTTTTGGTCCTCTTTTACAGAGTAAAACCTCATCCCCACATTTAAGAATGACACCAGCACTTCTTCTAAACTTCTTCATTGATATTTATAAATATGAAAGTAAAAATAAATGATAACTTATTTGATGTTAAAACTCTATTAACTTCAAAAGATACTCAACAGGGTATGATGGGTAAAAAATTTGATGGTTACGATGGTATGTTATTTTTTATGAAAAACGAACCTCATTCTTTTTGGATGAAAAACTGTATTATTCATTTAGATATTATTTACATACATGATCACAAAATTGTAAAAATACATCACAATTGTAAACCTTGTTTTGAAAATGATTGTGATCACTACGAAGGTAATGGTGATTTAGTACTTGAACTTCTTGGTGGAACTTGTAAAAAATATAACATCAAAGAAGATGATGAAGTTACTCTACTTTAAAATAAATCTATTTTAACTTGTTTTTTTTCATCAACAAAAGTCTGAACTCTACCTCTTGCAACATCACAATAGTTTGGGCTTAATTCAATACCTAACCATCTACGATCTAATATTTCTGCGGCAACCATAGATGTTCCACTACCACAGAAAGGATCTAAAATTACATCGTTCTTGTAGGACAATATCTTAATCGCCTTTGTTGGGATGTCCATTGAGAAGGTTGCCTTGGTGAGTGATTTAGTATCTGCAAAGTAATTCCATTGACCAAACACAAGTTCCATAAATTCTTTCTTATGGTTATCATCATAGACCATTTTATTTCTTTTTGACCCATCTTCATTTTCAATTTCGGTTAATTCCCCCATCCATTCTGGTTGACCTTTAACTTTTTTAATGTGTTTTTTTTTGTATGCCAAAATAACACACTCTTTAGGATTATAAATATATGGACTTGATGGGCTCATCCAAGAACCCCATGCTGTGGTCTTACTTCTGTGTGGCGATTGTTCTTCCAAATCAACGATTCCAAAAAACCCATAACCAATCTCTTTCATTATTTGCCACATCTCAGAAACAAAGAAAATTCTCCCACCTTTCTTTTGTCTGTTGATTTCATAAGGAATATTAAGGGCAATACGACCATCGTCTTTTAATACTTTATAAGACTCAGTTAACCAACTTTTGGCAAACTCAAGGTATTCACTAAATTCAACATCATCCTCGTGAACATCGTAAGCAATTCCAACCCCATAAGGTGGAGAGGTTACAATTAAATCTACAGATCCTTCGGGTAATGTTTTCATTACCTCAACGCAATCTCCGTTTATTATTTTCCCTGTTTCTATCATTTTTAAAATATATTTTTTATTATTTCTAATACCAATCCCCAAGTCAACACAAACCAAAATATAATAATACATCCTGCAAGTATTCTATAACCTGTTTTTATCATTATTTAAACTATTTCTGTAATTATTTGAGCTAATTTATATCCCGCAAAAGCCCCTGCCGCAGCAGATCCAGGAAGAACTATAAACTTTCCAAGAATTGTATCATATTTCTTTCTATTCACAATATAAGAAATTAAAATGTAATAAACAATATAGTTTATTAAAACTAAAAAGTCCAGTTCCTTTGCTACAAACACAACAATAGAGTTCCCGAGAAACCCCCACATAAAATTTATGAGAGTTTCTCGTAATAATTCATTTGGTGTTGTGATTGCATCTAAAACTGAGATTTCTTTACTAAATCCTGTTTTTTTCTTCAATTTTTTTGATGTGGTGTTCGAGGTACCATAGGGCTTTTCTGAGATCCTCGAGTTCGTTGTATTTTCCTTTCTTTCCTGCACGACTAATATATTTTACTGTATTTCCTAAACTAAATCCTAAATCCCAAGCATCAATCACCTTGATAGCTTCATATTCATTATTTTCTCCTCCATAATGGTTAGGATGATTAACTTGTTCTATTTTTATCGGTGGACACTGACAAAGTCCGGTTCCTCCACATACACATTCATTATCCATTATTCTTCTTCTCTATATTCTTTTAATAACTCATCGTTGGACATTGTTCCGTATTTACCATTAAGACCATCTATATCAACAAATGATGTCATCATATGTTTTGTATTATATATTTGTTCTGTAATCTCAAGTGATTTAACAATCTCACGGATGATCTTATAAGGATCAGCATTTGATCCTGGTCTTCGATCTTCAATATAACCCTTCCATTCTTTTGCTGTGTCCTGAGGAACTCTAATTGAAGCTCCACGATCAGATACACCCCAACTGAATTTATCAATTGCCTGAGTTTCATATTCACCTGTTAATCTTAGATTGTTGTTTGATCCATAAACCTTAATATGATCTTCATGTCTTGATTCAAATGCGTTGAATAATGCCATGAAGTATTCTTCGTTTCCATCAAGTCTCATAATGTCTGTTGATAAGTTTGTGTGAAGACCTGATCCATTCCATTCACCATATTTTATTGGTTTAGGGTGAAGTTCAATACGATACTCATATTTTTCAGAGATTTTATATAAAAAGTATCTTGTCATCCAAAGGTCATCACCACCTTTTAATTTACCTTGAGAGAATACTTGATATTCCCACTGACCTAAAGCAACCTCAGCGTTTGTTCCGGTAATATCAATACCATAGTTCAAACAAATATTTGTATGTTCTTCAACAAAATCTCTACCCACAACATATTCACCAACACCACAATAATATTTACCCTGTGGTTTTAAGTTGTTTTCATCGTGACCTAAAACACATTTATTTTTTCTATCGTAGATAAAATACTCTTGTTCAAAACCAAACCAAAGGTCTTCAAAACCTTCACCAATACTTGATCTTTTATTTGACTCGTGTGTTGTCCCATCAGGATTTAATACCTCACATAAAACATAAACCGTTGATGACATGTCTTTCATATAATGTCTAACAGGTTTTAAAATAAGATCTGAGTTTCCAGTTTCAGCTTGGTTAGTTGATGACCCATCAAAATTCCACATAGGAAAATTCCCATCTAAAAATGCGTTTCTAACTGAATTGTATTCAACAATCTTAACTTTACTTCTAAGGTTTGGCTCTGGTTTATATCCATCTAGCCAAACGTATTCCAATTTAATTTTCATATATTATTATTTATGTATTCTAATATTTCTTCTTCTGATTTTCCTTGATTGAATAGTCGATAAACGTTGAGTGAAAATTCGTCGGTGGTAAATACCGCATCAGCGTCTAGATAATTCATTATGTTATCCAAATTATTAAGGATATGTTTTTTAGAAATTGTTCTTTTATTAAATCCCA